TCTAGTCCAACGTTGACAAACTCGCCAAGCCTTTTCACAAATACCCATACCGTCCACTTCTAGACCTCTATTCTCATAACCGTAGCTTACTTGATCTAAAATAGCTATTTTAAGTTCCGTAGGGACCTCGCCTTCGGGGAACCCGCAAGAATAAGTAGCTTTTAATTGCGGCCACATTGGACGCGCTAAACTTGGATATTGACCTCCTACTAATCTATAATTAGCCGGATCTATTTCGTCGCCTTCCTCGTTTAATAATTCGGTAAATTCTTGCATTGGTCCGTATTGAAATTGAAACATTCCGCTAAGATTAGTAAACCATACAGTAGCAATCTTAGGAACCAAACTTAAATTAGTAACCTTCTCTATGGCTTCCCTAGATTGGATTATAAGATCCTCTATTAAGTTATCTTCTACGTTATCAGTAATACGACAATATAATTTAGCCTCCTCTACCGTTACGGGTTCCGTAATGGCTCCGTCGTACTCTAGAAAGTGATCTATTATAAAATTATACATAACCTCTTTTTTACAAATTTAAACATTTATTTCTTATATAAAAAAGGGGCGTAGTTTTTAGCTACACCCCTAATTTATTATCTACTATACATTAAAACTATACGTTTCCTAAGTCAGCATAAATAGCCGAAGTAGGTTGCATTAAGTTAACGTCTTCGTAGCACTCGATACGAGCAGTTACCATATTTTGTTGGAAATTGCTAGCGTTCTCATAAGAGAACTCAATAGCTAATCCTTCTACTTCTACGCGCTCACAAAAGTTATTATCTAAGATAAGTACTTTATCGTCAGTAACCCAAGAAGCCGCGATAACCGGAGTTCCCCAAATTGTCATACCACCGTTAGGATTAACGATAACCGAACCACTACCCGCGTAGTAACCCGCAGTAATAGTCTCTTTTAATAAACGACCTAATTGACTAGGGCTTACTAAAGCTACTGAAGCTACGAAGTTTGCGCTCTTTTGGTTTCCGATATAGTCTACTAATTGCTTTAAGTCTACTGTCTCCGCAGTTGTAGTAGAACCGGTAGCGGCCGCACTTACAGTTGAAAAGAAAGCGCTATTCTCAGCCTTGTAGAAATCTCTAGTTAACATTCTAGGTAAAGTAGTGCTTAAGAAAGGAAGTGATCTAGCCATTTGCTTAGAGAATGTAGAGAAGCCCGCGATATAATCGTTAACTACTTTTACTTCGCTTAATGCGTAGTTATTCTCGCCTTTGTTAGAACCTTCGGTTTGTGCCGCAATATTGTTAGTAGTCGCAGTTTCTTTGTAGAATACATAAAGACCGCTAGTACTTCTAACAGTTGGGATAAGATCGCGGAAGTTAATAGCTTGACTTGGCAAAACTGACGCGTTAGGTGCGTAAGATGCTTGCGCGTCTCCGGTTAATGAAGCCGACAAAGTCATAGACTTAGCTTCGCTTAAGTCGATACGGAATTTACCGTTTGACTTCATAGATTTTTCCATTTCGTCTAATCTACCGTCTAATTTTTCGATAATTAACTCGTCCATAAATTTAACTTCTTTTTTAGCGGCTTTCTTTTGAGCGGCTAAAACTCCGTCGATTTGGTTTTGCATTTCGTCGCGAGTTACTTTAATGTCCGACTTTAAGTCAGCGATTGCGTTAGTCGTATCGTCTTTGATAGACTTAACATTTTCAGCCATTTGGCCGATTTGATTTTCTAGTTCCATTTTCTATTTTTTAAATAGGTTATTAAAATTGTTTATTGCTTTATATAGATCCTCGTTAGATTTCGTTTCGTCTACTACCGGCTCGACTGCGATTGCGGGTTGAGTGATTTCTTTAACTACTTCTATTTCTAATATTTCGGACTGTATTCTTTTTATTTCTATTTCCATTAATGCGAAAGTCTCGTCCGTAAAACGGCCACTCTTAAACGCTTTTAATAGTTTTTCTAATCTATCGTTAAGGTTATTTTTACGGTCCTCGCTCTTAACGTCTAAAGTCGGAGTTTCCGGATTAGCCGCCCAAAGTACCGCAGATCCTTCGTATAATTTTAACTCCGTAATAGTTCTAATTCCTTTTTTATCTACGCTAGAATTAATAGTACTGAATCCTATTGAGTGTTGGTTAATTAAACCGGCGTCGTACATTTTAATTACGTCTTCGCCCATTTCGGTATCTACTATTGGAGTGATCGCTATTAACATATCGTTCTCTACATATAATTGCTCCGGCTTACCTATTACCGAGTCCATTTCTGCGCAGTGATCCACTAAAGACCAAATAAGGTTTTTACCCATTGGACCGCGTTCTCTAATTGTCTTAGTAAACGCTTCCGCTACTATAACGTCGTTATCTAGATCCACATTTCCGCAACGCGCCCAAACTGTTTTAACTCTTCTTTGCGCACTATCTACGTCCATAACGGAATAGGTAGAATCTTGTTTCTCCGCTATTATGTCTTTAAATTGGTATTTTTTCATAGCTTAAATAAATTATTCGTAATTCAAAGTTATACTATTTTTTTTTATCGTAACGCCTCCGCAATTAGATCCTTTATTTGTCTTCCGGTTGTATCATTAAATATATTCCAAATCCTACCGACGTCTCCGAGGGGAGGATTATTTTCTAGCTTTAGTAATTTACCCGAAGCGTCTCTTTGTGCCTCATATCCTAAAGTACAACGGCAATTACAAACGTTTCCGGCGTGCGCGCTAGAGTCGCAAGGGTGCAACATTAAGTCGATATATTTAGTTCCTTTAACTGTAAAAGTCGCGTCTATTGGAACTTGAACTCCGTCTAGGCTTAAGTGGTCCGTTTGATCCCTTGGAATCCTACGAGTCCTAGAGTCTTGGGTAGAAATCCACTCTTTGACCGTAACTAATCCGGTAGAGACTGCGCCTACTACCGATCCGATATTAGCCGCTCTTCCCGTTTCGGTCCTTGCGATTAACTCGGCCCTAAAGTTAGTTATCCCGCTTGTTCTTAGTAGGGCGATAGATTGTTGCGTCGTTAAATTTTGTTCTTGGGCTTGAATAAGAAAGTTTCTTATTTGTTCTTTTGTAGTGTCAGTTATCCCCTCGGCTAAGTCTTCTAGTCCTTTGGTTTCTAGATAGGCTAGAATAGTATAGGCCCATAGATCCACTAATTCCGATTTAGTTTCTAACGGACCGTAAAAGGATTTAACTCCTTTCTTAACGTCTTTATAAGCGATCCCCGCCATTTTAGTACCTAGCGCAGTATGTAGCTTTTGAATAGTCTTTTTAATTGCCTTACTACTAATAGCGTTATAATCTTGCGTCTTACAGTAGGTATCTACTTGCCTTTGTAACTCCTTCTTGAATGTAGGCGAGTACTGTTTTAAAGCGTTCCAATAAAGTTTTTTATAGTCTTGCCATATCATAACTATAAGTTATCGCTAGGAAGTGTTAAGGGTTGAAATTGGTCCGTAGGTTGCAAACTGCTAGGAATATATAGTTTCTCCATATCCTCCGTAGGAACGTAACTAGGAGTCTTTATACCCATTATTTCATTTTTTTGCGCCGGCGGAATCCACCAAGCATTATTTAACCAAGTTACTTGCTCCGTTTTATTCGACTCTAATTCTTGATAGACTTTAATATCATAATCGACGTAAATATCGGTCCCCTTATAACCCCAATCCGTATGAAGTTTACGGTTAAGATTGTCTCTTAATGAATCTAGTAAAGGAATAGCGCAACGAAGAGTTAACGCTTTCTCGCCTTCTAGTTGGTTATTGTATGTCTTATTATCCGAATCATTTAATAACTGCGAAGGAACTCCGTAGATATTACAAAGGGCTTTCATATCCCACTTTTCGGACTCGATAATATTTAACTCTACCGGACTTAATCCTATTTGTTTCCAATCTACTTCGTATGCAGAAACCGCGATAGAATTAAAGTTTTCAGCGCCTCCCTTTTGTGCGATAGAAGTCTTTAACGCTTGGGCTTGTTGGCCCCCGCTAGCCGGATCGAATCTTTGATCCTTCATAAATAAAACTCCCGCCGGTCCTCCATTTTGGAACGCAGAAACCGCCGCAGTCTTTGCCTCGTTGGATCTAGTTAAAGTCCTAGAAGCCGCTAATAAAGGAGACTGTCCGTAAAGTTGGTTACCGGTAACGGTCCAAGAAGGATTAAAGTATTTATCGTGCAAAATTTCCTTAGCGTCAAAGGACCACATTTTACCGTAGTATAATTGATAACCTAATCTAGTAGGAGGGAAGACTTCTATATCTGCTATGATCGCCATATATTGAGCGGGTAGAGCGAATAACTCGTAAGGCTTGCTTTGATTGTTTCCGCTTTCTATTAGCTTGGCGTATAAGAAAGTATTACCTATCATTAACTTAAATCCGCAATATTGCTCTACTAGATCCGCGAAAGTATCTTCCTCGTTAGGATATTTTAGTAACTCGTTAAGACGTGCGTCTCCGGTATACATTTCGTAGGCTTTAGTATGCAGTTCCGCTACTTCTTGCCAATTAGTTATCTTATCCGGTTGCTTCATTAAAGCCTTATAACGCTTAGACGAAACTTCGTCTATTACTCTATAAACGTGGAACGGCGCTAGCTTTGCTTTGTCCGTTATTAGTTTAATGATTGAGTAAACTATATCGTTAGCTTGATAGCCGTCTCTTACGAATGCTTGTTGGTTTCCTCCTTGCCAAGTAACGATCCCTCTTTGGATTGCTATTTGTTGCGCAGTATTAAAATTTGGAGGTAAAACTGTGTCTAGCGTTTTCTTATTCGTGAATATATCAAATAACCCCATAATAG